CGCTTACAATTGAAAAGGGAGGCGTTACCACTATCCGTCCCTATGGGACTACTGCCTTTAAAGTATCTTCTGTAATCACTTCTTACGCGAATATCCGTGCTTCAAGTTCTACAAAAACCCTTGGTGAAGCCGCTTATCCCTGGGGTTACTTGTTTGTGGCAGACAAGGCTTCAGATGGCGGTAATTATTCTACCTATTTTAACGGTGACACCCTGTTTCACACAGATGGAAGTGGTGTTACCAGATATTGGCTTTTTGATGGAACTAAATAAAAGGGGATTAAAAATGAGAGGTTTTCTGGTATTTATGTTTATATGCTTCATTCTTTTGGGTGTTACTGCTTACGTTGTTTTCAGTCCCGTGAAAAGTGTTGTAGAAATAAGGAACTATCGATATCCGACTTATGAGGAACAGATTTATATTGATGGAAATTCAGATACAATTATTTATCATTTTTACAACATCAATTAAAGGAGGAACCATGAAATCTTTTATCACTGTTTTGCTGATCTTTCTGGCTATTTACTTTGCTCCTGCTCCGGCACATAGCCAGGCGGTTCAAGCGCTTGACTCGACGGATTTGGGATTCGGAGTAGTTTCGAACGTTGGCGTCTATTACTTGGACGGCTCATTCAAAATTTTTGAGGCACCGATTGCCGGAGGTATTGTGTTTAAGCGCTGGGAGTGGTTGTGGAAGCCCGGACTTTATTTAGCGCCGACGCTTACGAACAGTGATAACGTGGAAGAGCAGGCAAAACTTGCTACTATTTTTTATGTGACGTTGCTACGGAAGATGTCATTGGGGTTTGGATATTCGTTTTGGATTTCCAGTCTGGGAGTTGTAGAGCCGAAAAAAGAGAATCTGTTTTTTGCGTTGTCGATTAAATTGACGGAGTAAAGCCATGAACAACTCAGTAAATTTTGTCCGTATAACTGATTCTGATGGGAATCCGGTTAAATTTGAGCGATACGATTGCGACAATGAAAAACAGCCTTATTGTTGTCCGGTTTGTGGCGGGAATGGCTTGGTGCCAAATGGCTTTTATCGTCAAGTTGGTGGCAAATGGATGTCAACGAGCTTGGAGCCCGAAAAATGTCGGAGTTGTAATGGAACTGGAATTGTTTGGGGTTGATATGAATCAAAAGCGTTTTGAACTCGTTAAGGCGGAATTGTTGCGAAGAATACGGAAAAGCATTAAAGAACATGAAGAAGGGCGGAAAAGATTTGAGAAATATTTTGATTTTTCAAAATATGATGAGCATTATTTTGAAGATTTGGAGAAAATGGTTTAAATCATCCCACAGGGCATTGCGTCCCTGTGCCCCCGGAAGCCCTGCGGTTCCGGGTTAAGGATCGGGGAGTCCCCGGTCGCCAGCCAAGGAGTCGCTAAGCGTCTTTGCGGCTGGTCTATTAGCTCCCCGGGGTAGTTTCAAAGCTACCCCGGGATAAAAAAACAAAATGGAGGACTTATTATGTTTGTTGAAAGAGTTTCAAAAGATTTGAAAGATTTTACACGTGAAGAATTAAGCGAAATTGAAACAAGAGCTTTGACTCTTGCAAGTATCGAGGGATTAAATTGGGCATGGCAAAGAGCTTACTTGGAATTGGCTGATGCTTGTAACAAACTGGATGCAATGATTGCAAGGTCAAGTGCAGTAAGGACGAGCATTGATGAAGTAGAAGAATTGGGCAAATAACCATTGAGAATTGAATGACCTGGAAACGTAAAACATTTTCTCTGACTACGCTGATTTTCTTCGGTTTTTTCTGCTTTATGGCAGGATGGTCGTTTTACGGATATGCTGTGAACGACCACCCCGATAACATGAATTTTATTTATTCGTTAATGGATTTGATCACTGATATTTCAGGCGAGTCCACGGTGCTTTCAGGGACGATGGCATTGCTCTCGCTCGTGGCAATGTTTTTCTCGGCAAAATGGAGACATGGAAAGTGAGCTATGTTACCAAGAAGCAATTCGAGGAGTTCAAAAAAGAAATGATTGCAGATATTCGCCAGCAGGTTTACGATGGCATCGCATCGGTTGAAGAGGCAAAGCGCACAGCAGAGATTCTACTGGAAGCCAAGAAATACAATATCGAGCGTCTCGTGTCCGAGGCAGTTCAGCGCACGGTGAACTCGAAAATTGATATTCTGCGTAGCGAGGTAAAAGAGTATCATCAGCAGCTCTTGCAACTTCATCATGAGCACCTGCAATACCATAAAGAAAATGAGCACAATTGGGGATTTGTGCGGCGCTGGCGGCAACGCTACGACAAAAATCCAATCAAGGCCATTACGCAGGTGGTGCTGATTATCCTTGCGTTTTTTTCGCTGATGATTTACGAGACCCGCAGCTATATCGCGGAATTGATTTCCCATCTTTTCAAAATGCTGAGGTTTTGAAATGTATGAAATAGTAACCAAGACAGAAATAAAGGACTGGTTGGGGATCGCTTCGACCGATACGTCGAAAGATTCCTTTGTTGAGACGCTACGTGATGCCGTGACAAAAATCGTTGAAACTTATATCCAGAAGCCAGTTATTACTCGCCAGTTCACCGAATACCACGACGGCGAAGGCAAATCCACGTTGCTGCTGGACCAGTACCCGGTTTATTTGACGCGAGACTCTAATAACGATCCCTCGAATATGTCGATTTATGACGACACCGATCGCGGATTTTCAAGTTCGTATTTGATTTCACCAGAGGATTACACGGTTGACGAAGACACCGGGCTCGTGAAACTGTATGGCAGCGATACCTTTTTTGCAGACGGCAAAAACAATGTCAAAGCCGTTTACTGGGCGGGGCTGAGTCGCTTTGAAGTTGTGTCGGGACAAAATAGTTATCTTGTGTTAAACGAAGATGAAACCGGAGATACCACGACCGATATTACGGCGGGTAAATACAGTGCCGAGGACCTGGCGTCACAGATTCAATCGGATTTGAATGATAACTCGAGTTTATCCGGGACTTATACGGTGACTTATTCGCATGAAACCCAGAAATTTACTATTGCAGTGACCGGAGTAACGTCAGTGGCATTTAAATATTCTTCAAGCACCATTGCAGAGTTGATTGGCTTTTCAGCGGATCAAAGCGGGACGTCTTTGGTTTCTGATACGCCGGTTACCGGCGTTCCGCATGACATCCGTCTTGCCGCGCAGCAAATTGCGCTTTATCTCTATGAGATGAGCGGGCAGTCTTCCACTCATTTTCAGAACATTGTCTCCCGGGCAACTCCGGAAGGCGGAACGCTGCGGTATCTGCAGGATCAGTTACCGCCAGTAGCCAAGATGATTCTTGATCGTTACAGGAGGGTTTCGGTGTGAGACATGCGGCGCCAATAGAATTAAAACTTGACGACGATGAAGTGATGAAAATGTTCTCGAAATTCAGCAACTTAAAGCTGGAAGTCTGGCGCACGGCAATGGCGAAGTCGATCCAGCATGTCGGACTCGTGGCGGTGTCGGATTTCATGAAGCCTCACGCGGTGGCAGCGGGGGAATACGGACGACCTGGTGGAACAAGGCGAATGAGCAGGCGCGCAGGCGGGACGAAGTTAGGTATTTTGACTACTCGGCTAAGTAAATCGATCATGAATCAGTATGCACCGGCATCAGCAGGTAGTATGGCAGGCAAAAAAGAGGGGGTTCATAAAGTTTTAGTGACTCAGCGCGAAATTGTTGGCGTCAAAGGTTCTCGGGTGCCATATGCTCGCATTCACGAATTTGGCGGCCGTGCCGGGCGCAATCACGCAGCGGTAATTCCAGCAAGACCATATTTGATCCCGGCACTGCGGAAATCAAGGCGCCAGGTTAATGTGTTTTTTGAAATTGCAATCAGGAAATTAGCGGAGATGAGCGGTGGCAAGTAAGCGCAGACAAATACTCTCGGCTTTGAAATCGGCAATTGACGACATTACAACGGCGAATGGCTACAACAACGATCTCCAAGGGAATTACCTTGATTTCGTCATGTATGACGCTGTGAAATCTTATCCGGCAGTCACGTATATTGTCGGAGATTCTGATTATTCGCCGCTGGCATATGGTCAAAATGCCCAATACGCTGCCGGAAGTGGTTACAACAGTGTCGATGGTTGGGACATTTCGGTAATTGGGTATGTGAAAGCAGATCGTGACACTTCGTTTTCCGGGACTTTGAGCACGGCAATCGAGGATTTGATCGAAGACATCTTGAAGGCGGTGCTGGGAGATCATACGCTTGGCCTTTCGTTTGTGCAGAACATTTATCTCGTGCGAATCCTGCGCGATACCGTCGATGAAATGCATGGGATTTGTCAAATAGATTTTGAGGTGAAGTACGATTTCACAATTGATGCGCCGTAAAAAAAAGAGTTATAAACTATGATAATGAAATGGAGAGTAACCGGGCCAGATATTCGCTGTAAGAATATAATTTCGCGGCAGAGCGATAAGCGATTTGGCCTTACTTGCAATCGTTTTTTGATGGAAGTTAATAGCCGTGGCGAGGCCGCTGGAAAGATAAAGTGTCCTCGCTGCGGCGCAATCTACGAAATAAAAAAAGGGGAGCTGATCCTCTTAGCTCTTACTAAAAAGGAGGATTAAAACATGGGACAGGGATTCACGACACGGGCGGCAATCGCAAAACAGTCGGCATTTGCTACTGCGGTTTCAGTAAATTGTGTGCTGCCATTTAACAGCGAGTCCATCAAGCGTGTGCGGCCGCTGATGGATCGGGCGTATTTAAGCGGAATTTCCGGGTTCAAAAAACCGAAATTCCCTATTCAGCGGGCCGAAGGCGCAATTTCCGGCGAGGCCGTTTATGATGAAATTGCTACCGATCAGATCGGATGGGAACACATTGTCATGGGCGCGCTGGGCAGCGGCGCATATGATGCCACGAATTTGTTGAACCGCTACACCGTGGCTGACAGCCTGCCGTCATTTACTGTTGCGCTTTTGAAGCGCTCGGGGATTGTTTGGGAAACCGTCGGCGCAAAGATTAATTCCCTGGAAATCAGCGGTTCAGCAGCGGATCAGATTTTGACTTGGAACGCAGATGTTATTGGCGGGAAACTCTTGGTTACCGGAGACTCCGGGATAACGAACACCAGCACGACTTTCGCGGGGCTTACTCCGGCGAACGTGCCGACTCCGCTTTTGTTCAGCGACCTCGATTTCAAACTCGCGGACACGGCGGATGCGCTGGCCAGCGGTGACAAACTCAATATCAGCGAGTTCACGCTTACGATTTCGAATAATCTCGAGGATCCGAAATACGCGACGCCGGACGCCAGCACGCACACCGACTCTTCGATGCCGATTGAGCCGAAGCGCAATGGCTTGCGCGAGGTGACGCTTCAAGTTACATTCCCGCGCTATGACACCGAGAGCTGGATTCAGGCTCTGGCTTCAGCGACTACGTATCAGGCACAGATGACGTTTTCGAATGGCAGTTATACGTTCACGATTTATCTGCCGACACTGGTGGTCCAGGAGCCGACGGCGGAAGTTGGTGGCCCCGAGATTTTCGGACAGACCGTAACGTTTAAGGCTTTCTATAATGACGGCCAGAACACGGTGATGACTGATGCGGCATCAAATAACATTACCGGCGAGATCGAAATTGAGGCCAAGACGGCACGCACTTCGGTTCCGGCTTAACAACGAGGTGGGAAATTGGGCTTTGGCGCAAAGACAAAATTTGCTTTCAAGATCGAAAGCAGTTTCGGCACGCCTGTAACGGTTGGCAGCGGCGACCTTGTGAGTGCAAAAAGCGGCTCAATTGCACCGCAGGAAGACGTCGGCCGTCAGCAGCGTGATTTCGGCGGCCGCAAGATGCCGGTGACCAAGAAAGTCGGTGGTTTTGGCTCGGTGGAGTTGGAACTGCACTACGGCGCGGTTCTGCAAATACTGGCTTCAGCGCTGGGGCAAAGCCACAATGCGAACTCGCCGTATAATACCGGAACGGTTTATCGGCACTATCTTGAGCCGGTTCTCGGTAAACTCGCCGGTGATTGGTCGGCATTTGATGATTCATCAAGCTCATCTCGCTGCACCACTGGTATTTTGGCAGTTGACAGGGACGGCGTAATCTCGCAACTGGAAGGCGCGTATCCGACCTCATTTGAATTGCGGTTTTTAAATGGTATTTGCTCGGGGACGGTGCAGGTTGAAGCCAAGAAATACGAGCATAAGCCCAGCGAGAACACCTCGAGTTCGTCTTGGACATTGCCGAGTGGCGATGCTGTTGTATTCGCTGACGCCCAGATTTTTATTAAATTAAAAGATGAGTTCGTGGTCACGGCTTCAAATAATGTTGTTGTCGTTAACGAAGGCTCGGCGGCGGTAAATATTACTCTGACCGAAGACACTTACAGCGGTGAGACCCTGGCTGATCATATTGAAGCGCAGCTTAATGCCAGTTCGTCATTGTCTAATAATTACTGGGTCGAATACCGGCCTGGGCAGCGGAAGTTTTTTATTTATTCCAGTGCCAGTTTCAGGGTTGAGGGAGCGAACACGTCGATGACGGCAGACGATCTGCTTGGATTTCGGCAGACGACCGGGTATGCAAATTTTCATGCTTCTGATTATTTGGCCAAGCCAAGCACAATTTCTGACTTTGGCTCAGGCGATGCATTGGTCGCGGCTTCGGCGACGGTTCAGTTCTCCCGCACCGTGGTGGCGAAAACAGACGCCAGTAGCGGCAAGAGAATCCCTGTTCCCCATGTCACGGATTTTAATTGCAGCGGCGTCATTACCTTGCATCATCATGAAGACCTTGATATTATCGAAAAAGCCGGATATTTTTCTACTTATGAGATGAAAATTGTGGCGACATCTGGCGATTACAAAATGAATATTTATTTACCGCAGGTGTTCTTTAATAAGCCGACCGCCGGGGTGCCCGGGCCCGCGCAAATCCGCCCGACCCTGCCGTTTGTCGCTGTTGATCCGGCAATTGTAAACGTGAGTGCGTTTGTTAATTTGGATGCCAACAACTATTTCTTGAAGCCGATGCCGGACTTCCCGTCGGCTACTGATGAGGCGTGTTATGCCTTCGCATCGATGGGACGGAAACTCTATGCTACTTCTCTGTCCAGTGCATCGGCAACGATTTATCTGTACCGCCTCGACTACAATTCCTGGTCGGTTGAGACGAGCTGGGCGAATGATATCTCCCGGGCGATGACGTCGTGGAAAGGCAGTATTTATATCGGTTGCAAAAACGGGAAAATCAAGCAGTGGGACGGCTCAACTTTGACTGACGTTTACACGTATTCGACAGTCGAATGGGTGGATTTTGAGGTTTTTGATGATAAGCTCTGGGCAATTTCAAACACGGGGGTAATTGCTTACACAAGCGACGGCACGACCTGGACAAATTCTTACACTGGCGGGACTGCTGGGTGGATGCTAAAAGTTTATGACGGCGAACTATATGCCGTGGTCACGGCGACAACGGGGAAAGTCCTGGCTTACAACAGCGGCACCTGGTCAACATCATATGATTTCGGCGCCAGCTATTCGTGGATGAGTTTGGAGATATTTAATCGGCGTTTATATGCGGTTGGAGACTCGAACTTGCGGGAGTATGATGGCTCGAGTTGGTCCAGTTTAACGGCATTCACTACGACAATGCGTTATATCAAGGCATTCGGCGGATATTTGTTTGCGTTTCCGGATGGAGCGTCGCAAGATATTTACGTTTACGATGTCGCCAATCAAAGCCAGGCGGCGCTGACTTCGTCATTTGGCAAGACCATAAACCGTCAGCCATTCGTATTTGAGGGCAAATTACTGGTTTCCACAACCGATATAAAGCCGTATTTTTACGAGAATCCGAGGCGGTTGTTTATTACTTTGGAGAATGATGTTTCGAGTAATCCGTTGTCTTAGAATTTAAGAAGTAATTTGAAATTAGCAGACAATTTGAAGTTTGCAAAAACAGGAGCAAAAAATGGGTAAAAAAGAGCAGCAGCACAAAGTCGAGGTTAAAAAAGTTGAGCACGTCAGGGACGATGTGTATTTCGTGGCCTTTGATTTTAACGGCGAACCGCTAACCGACTTTTTCTCGCTTAGTGGCGTTGAGAATGCGTTGAAAACCACCACCAAAGCAGGGGCAAGAATCATTTTGAATGAAGTGAAGAAGGCAATTAATGCCGAGATCAGTAAGAAACATCTAAAGTTTAATAAGGAGGAGAAGGCAGATGAGTTTAAAGTTGATAACCAATCAAGAGAAGCTAAAACTTGAATTTCACGGGGCGACGTTTTATTATCGTCGCACCTTGCCGCTGGATTACAAGGCCATCGTCGATAAACATACCGTGCGCGGGAAATTAGATTTTGATGCGGCCATGAAGGAGACTTTGGAAAAGTATGTTATCGGTTGGGAAGGGGTTGTGGATGATGACGGAAATGAAGTCGAGTTTAAGCCCGACCTTTTGTGGCAATTACCTGATGTTGTTCATGTGGCGCTTTTCACAGCGATTCGAGGAGTAGGAGACGGAAAAGCGACAATCGAGGAACTGGAAAAAAACTTGTCGGGCGAGCAGCGGTGATGGCGCAGTTCCGCGTCGCGCCAGGCCATTGCTCGCAGTGCCGGGAGACCAATGCGAAGACAAACCGTTTGCCGCCATGCGAGAGAGATGAGGGGAAATGTTATGTTACCAATCGAAAGCCGGATGATGCGGAGTTGCCAATGCAGCCGCTTCCCCAGGCGAAAATATATGAGATGATCTGGCAGGAGACGGTTTCAATTTCACCAAAGGAGACTTATGAGTTCTCAAGAAAAAATGGCAAGCACACGGAGACGGTGCGACGGTATTTGCCGACACTCGAGAAACTTGAGCTTGTGCTTGATTCAATAAATATTGACGATCGTGCGTCAGCGGTTTATTTTGTGTCGGTTTTACATCGGGCATTTATAGAGGAGATTTTGAGAAGTGGCCAGTGAACTGAAAGTCATTATTCGAGCGATTGATCGAACCAAACAAGCAGTGCGCTCAGCCGAGACTGGGTTTCAAAAACTCAGTAATAAGGTTAAAAATATTTCTTTTGGCCAGATTGCCATGCTCGGCGGGGTGGCATATGCGGCGAACAGGCTGATCAATATTTATGGAGCTCAAGAACGAGCAGTGGCAAGGCTTGAATCGGCCATGAAGAATGTCCGCACCGCCGGAGCTGGTGCCACGAAGATGCTAATTGAACAGGCCCGAGCCCTGCAGAAAGTAACCACATTCGGCGACGAACAAATTATCTCTGCCCAGGCAATGCTGGCAACATTTCAACTCAATGAAAAGCAGATTGCTGAAATCACGCCACGACTGCTCGATATGGCGGCGGCAACGGAGAAAACTACTGGACGCACCGCTGATCTCGAGCAAATTGCCATTGCGCTTGGAAAGGCATTCACCGGGCAACCTGGATTGTTATCACGCTATGGCGTAGTTCTTGACAAAACAGCAGTAAAAACTCAAGGATTTTCAGGCATCATAAAGTCGTTGGATGATAATTTCAAGGGCATGGCACAAACAATCGGGCAAACTGGCACCGGCCAAATGAGACAAGTAAAAAATGTAATGGGTGATTTGTCGGAGGTATTTGGGAAATTCTTGGTAAAAAATGTTTTGCCACTTGCAGTTGCTCTTTCTGATTTGGCCCAAAAATTTATGGAATTACCAGGCCCAATTCAAAATGCGACTATAGCTGTTGTTAGTCTTGGCGGAGCATTAAGAGTTCTCGGCGTTTCTGCTGGTGCTATTACCGGACCACTTGGTCTTATTGCCATGACCGCGGCCGGTATAGCTTCGGCATTATCATCTATAGCCGATGAAACGCAGCAAATGCTTGATCAGGCTTATCGGGCGCAGCAAATTGCACCGGCTGAGCAGGGTTGGAAGAAAGCCGTTGAAGATTATCGCCGCCGCATGGGTGTGGTAAAAGATTACTACCAGAAAAAGCAAGAAATCGAGATTCAATACGCTGACTTCAGCGAGGAATTGGAACAAGAGGCCACTGACCGCATGTTCGACATGTATATGAAGGACTTGCTTGGCCGAACACAACTCGGAATTAAATTTTACCTTGCTGACAAGGAAATCCGCCTCAAAGTCGAGGATGATGTATTAAAATACAAACGCGATAAATGGCGGAGCTTTGAAAACTACTTTTTCTGGCTTACTCGCCGGATGAACAACAATCTCAAATATGCCGTGCGCGATGCCGCGGATATTGGTATAGAACTTGCCCAGAAAATCACCGCTGAGTGGCAAAGATTTGCTTGGAATGCAGGCTCGGCAATTTCAAATGGCATCGGCCAGGTAGCCATCGGCGGGCTGGAGCGCTGGTTTGACCGGGTATTTGCTCGGGCCCGGGGCGGCTTTGCAAGATTAACAGCCAGTATTATCGAGTCATTTTCACAAATGCTTATCCGCATGGAGATGGAAATGCTGGCCTCGAAAGTCTATCAATTCCTTGCCGGGAGTGGCGGATTCTTGACTGCCGGTGGGATTCTCGGCTTTGGCCTGGCGGCCATCGGTGCATTTTTTCAGCACGGCGGCACCGTGCAACCGATCCCGACTGTGCCAATCTACGCCCAGTCCGGCGTTAACCTGCCGGTGCGCGGCACCGACTCCGTCCCGGCGATGCTGACACCGGGCGAGCGAGTCATCACCCGCGAGACCACTCAGCGCCTCGGCGACGAGTTCTTCGACAGACTCGAAGCCGGGCTCTCCGCCGGACAGACCACGGTGAATGTGAATTTGAGCATCAGCACCGTTGACGCTGCCGGATTGCGGGAGTTTGTGCGCTCGGGAGAGTTCCGGCGCGAGCTTATTGAGGCAATTAATGACGGCGTCGTAAAACTTCAGGCTGGCGGTGCAATTGTGGAGGGGAGATTATGAGCATTGTCTTTCAGAAAAGCGGACTCTCGGATTTAACAATTGAAGGCGGGCGGCTTTACCCGGTTTCCGAGCCTATCCGCGCCAATCAGGAGCGCTACCTCACCGAAGACAATTCTCCGAAAGTCGTGAATTATGGCGATCCCCTGAAACTAATTAAACTTGTTCTCGATGGCCTCACCCGTGACAACTTCGACGGCACCGTAAACGGACTCAAGACCTGGTTCGAGAACTCGTCAATAAATTACTCCGAGAACAATTTTACAATGGTTGATGAGACCGGGCAGAGCCGCACGGTCAGGCTCTGGCAAGATGACCTCGACATCAAAGAGACATCGCCAGGCGTATTTCAAGTGACTTTGACGCTGCTGGAGGAGTAAGATGCTCACGCTGCCGACAGAAATCAGTAACAACAAAGACAAAACCAGCATCAAGCCCGTGCTCTTGCTTGAGCTTTACGATATCCCCTACCATATCGCATCAAAATATTACAAACTGACGGTTGGCTCCGGGACAGATGGTGTTACCACTGGAACCACGACATTTACTTCGGCGACAGCGACTTTTGAAACCTGGGGCGCCAAGCCCGGCGATATCATTTATATCGACGACGATGGCGCTGAATACGTGATCTCATCAGTCGATAGTGAAACCCAGGTGACGCTGACGTCGGTGCCATCAACCGGCACGGGGCTGACCTGGGAATACCGGCAGGTGTATTATGATCTGATGAAAGGCGGGGTCTCGCTCTCGCTTACCAATACCATCCCGCAGCTCGTGAACGGGCTTTCATCTGTCAGCGGAGCAGTGCTGCCGTTGTTGGACTGGCGGGGCACGCTGCGCGGTGATATCATTGGTTCAACACCGGATTTAACGAACTCGGAGACCAATCTTTACCTGAAATTCGATACCTCGTCAGCGGCAAAATCGGGGGCACTAAAGATTTACAGCGGCGTGGTAGCGACTTACAGCATCAAACGCGATGTGATGACGCTGCGCCTCAAAGGCGCGCTGCGGGACTACGGACTTATCCCCGGCACGGCTTTGAGCTCCACTTATCCCGATGCCGATTTCGAGGAAAATCAGGCTGAGCCGTTGCAATATGGTGATTTCTCCTGGACATTGGACCCGCGCTATTACGATGATTTTGATTCTAATTTTCACGGCCTGGCACTGGTGCCGTACGTCGGGCTTGACTCCAGCGGAAGCAAGCAGTTTCATGTGGCTTCGCATCAAATGCATAACATGCCAACGGCTACGGATTTGACCGATCTTTACGGAGACTCTTATTTCTTTTTGCGTAGAGACAACAAATGGGTGATTTACTCCTTTACCGGCACGCCGGTTGTCAGTAACTCTTCAAGCGGCTGCACAATAACCGGTGGGACATCGGATTACTGCTATACTTTGGAGCCGCCGACCGAATCGCACAGCGACGGCACCCACACGCAGCCGACCGATTGGGCTGAGGCCGTGGACGGCAAGTCCTCGACAGCTGCGAGCGTCATCGGCTCAACGCAGCGCCTGATGATAAAGACTATTAACATCGACAACTACAGTGAGAACGAAATTATTGAGCCGGGAGTAGCGCTAATAGTCAATATTTCCGCTGTCACTGGCGGGACGGCCGGAAATTACGGCAATATCAGGATTCGTTTGATTTCCGATGATTCTATTGATACTGATACCCAGATCACCGGGATCGGCTGGTATAATATTTCGACCTCGTTAAACGCGAGTGACGTAAACTCCTATTACGTTACTGTAGAGCCAATTAACACGGCGACAACGGTCGAAGTCTCGGCGGTGCTTTGGCGCATCCGCGTGCAGGGTTACAACCCCGACAACGACGGCAATTTCGTTTATTTGAAATGCCAGGGCCGAGAATACTCGGGCACCTGGGATTCGCGGAAGACCAGCGGCAATCTAATCGAAAACCCGGCTGATGTGGTGGAGTCCATCATCCGCGACGAGTTTGGTGACACCGATATTGACACCGATACCTTTGACGATGCAAATTCCACTTTCACAAGCGTCGATTTCGCGTATTCGTTTGTCTATCAGAAATACTGGCAGGACATACTCGAGGATTTGTGTCGGGCATTTAATTTTTCGATCGTGATTTCTGACATCGGCAAGTGGCGGCTTATCATGCCGGATGTAAGTAATCTGAATTTCACGAGTTCGGGCACCGGCACACCAGGGAATGAAGATATTTATACAGACTCGCCAACACTGTCGAGCGAGGAGTATCAGCAGCACCCGATTTTTCAGGGTTCGTTTGAGCTGAGTCGTAGTGTCGAGACCGATGTTTATGGCAAGGTAACGGTAGAGTATAATCAGAACATATTGAAGCGCAGCAGTACCGGGACGGGTCGGGAGATTGTGGTGCAAAATCTTTATATCGCTGACTCCACCAGCTCCACGAACTTCCGCGGCGTAATTGACGGGTGGCTGCAAAATCAGAAGTGGGTGGTGCGATTTGAAACTTTTTACAATGCCATCGGCATCGAAGTCGGTGATGTAATAAATATTAGGCATGATGACTTGAATGATTCGATTTTGTATGCAACGGTAAACACACAGAAATGGTTGGTAGTAGAGGTGCGGAAAAACTGGCGGCCAAATCGGATTGAGGTTGTGGCGGTTGAACTATTAACATAGAGGAGCATCAAAATGTTTGACAAATTAAAACTTTGGCTCATCAAACAAATAGGAGGAGTTATGCTAAAGAAAATTTTAGGCGAAAAGAGCACGTATATCATGTTTGTGCTCGCCGTGGCGGTGGTGTTTGGCTGGGTGACTGGCTATCTGTCCGAGGAAATCACGGTCACGCTGATTGGCTTGCTTGGATTTGCTGGGTTAGCGGGGTTGCGGCAGTTCATTGATTCCAGCGGATACAAGACCTATATCCTGGCATTTCTCGGCGTCGTTGGTGTGTTGTTGCAGGTGTTTTTTGACTGGTTCACGCCGGATATGCTTGGAAAATGGTTGATGATTTGGGGACTGCTTGGTGGCGCTACGTTAACGCATGCGGTGGCGAAGGAGAAGAAGCTAAAGAAACGGTAGCAGCTTATAAGTCATAGTAGCTTATAACAAAAAGGTTTAAGTAGCTAAAGCAGCTTAGTAGCCATAAGACGGCGCGGCCTCTCCTCCGCGCAGAAAGCCCGGCACGTGCAAGGACAGCATGGCCGGGCTTTTTAAATTAACAAGGATATCCCTCTTGTAAATATCCATTAGGATCGGTGTAAAAATGTTCTTGATAATATTCACATTTTTCGTTTTCACAAATATAAATATCTCCAACTTTGTCTATGTAAATTGGAGTCCAATAGTTTCCTTTTTTAAATTTGCCGTAATAATCTTCCCATTTTAATTCTTCACCACAATACGGACATTCCATAATCGCACTCCTGTAATTATTATAGCCGGGGCGACTGGATTTGAACCAGCGACTCCCTGTTCCCAAAACAGGTGCGCTTACCAAGCTGCGCTACGCCCCGTTGCTTTTTAATTAATTATCAAACCAAAACACAAGATGGATGTCTTCAATTTCTTCGGGATAATCATTGCGGTATTCATTAAAGTGTCCCCAACCATTTCCGCACAAAAATCCCCATTGATAATATTCTGGCTCCCAAAATTTTTCTCGTGGAAACAATGATTTGTGAAACTCAATCACTTCTGCGATTTCATCAGCATTAAGCCATGAATAACTGTGACCATCTGTCCTCCAATCTTTAGCTTCAAACTTAACAACTTCCGAAATATCTTCTGGTAATCCTCGCGGTTCCGAAATCGGCTCAATGTCGTAATCATTTCTTACATTCGCCATTTTCGCAAAAAGTTGATAATTACGCTCCAGGCGTGGCTGTGAATAAGTATGCCACTTGCCGTTTAATTTGATTTCAAAAAATGCGTGAATATCACATCTCATGATTTTCTCCTTTGTTTAATAATGGTAATTTTATTTATATTTTATCTAATTTTACCCAACCTCGTTTTTTAATCAAAATATTTCCAGCAAATGCTGAAATGATTTCTTTTGCTTCATAAACTGCCCACCAACAATTTTTCTCATTTGCTTTTGATTGAAGATTATACAATTCCAATAAATCTTCATCACTTAGTTTTTCCATTTCATTGATTAAATTATTAAGCAAATGAGTAGAAATATCACGCCACTTAAATTCATTCTTTTTCACAATATTCTCCTTTGTTTTATTTACTTGATACCCAATGAGTTACTATTGGCATGATTACGCCAATAGCGTCAGTATGATCAGGCAACACAGTAATTTGGTTGTTGCAGATTAAACTGTCATCAATTTTCTCAAAATCATGCTGCCCAAAACACAACGTCACATATTCCGTGCCCATCGCATCGGCGAGGTCTTTGAGTTTCTTCGCATTAAGCGTTATCATGAAAAGCGGTTTCTTGGATTTTCGAATGGCCTGGCGGTAAATATCTTTAATCCGTTGAGGATATTGAGCTTCCACAGGCTTCTCGCCATGAACAATTGACATGCCATTCACAGTTTTCTTGATCCAAGTCTTCACCTCATTTTTTTTGACGACAATATGGGCATCCTTTTTCTGGATGTGCCGGTTCCCGGAAACGGCGTACTTGTAGAGACTTGTAGGGATAATTGCGGGTTTATCATTTTTCGTTTCCGTGACTTCGACAAATGCAGCGGCAAAGCCGTCGGTGGCAACCAGATGCCTGCCGGTAAAGCAAATATGTTGCAATGCCGGTCTTTGTCCGTCTTTTGCCACGATTTTGTGGAGTTTGAATTTGCGCGGGACTTTCATTGGTTTCTCCTTTATTTTTTCATTAGCTCTTCCATTAATAATCTGCAAATATGACCAAGTAATACCCGTTTTTCAGTCGTACTCGAAAGAAAATTAATGGAATCAGCGTGATATTCTGCTTTCACCGTTCCTTTTTTGTCGTTGTAAATCAATACGAAATGATGATATTCCGGGTTGATTTTTGCAGTAACAGATACTCTTACCGGAATTCTAAAGGCTTCCAAATTTTCAATCGGTGAGTAGTAAATTGTCGGTAACTCATCTTCAATAAGTGACGGCAAATTCGTCAATTCCATCAGATAGTCAATGCGCTGTTTCAAGTGTTCGTTTTCCCGCTTTAAACGATCATTCTCATAGATGAGTTTTAATGCTTTTTCTTTTAAACGGTCAATGATTTCGTTTAAATGATTTTCCATTATCTTCTCCTTTCGTTTTTACATCATTACTAACTGCCTGCCCATCATTCCCACCAGCATTTCCGCTCGTTTTTTGGCTTCGCGATAGGTCGGGCCGTATTCGTAAATGATTTGATTAGTGTCTGGAAGATAAATCTCAGCGGCCCAGAAATCCCTGAGGCGCGTTGGGTCAACGCTGCCCCATTTGTTTTCGGTAATGCTGAGTAAGACTGCTTCTTTTTGGTTAGTCATCTTTTAGTTCCTCCTTGATTTCAATTGCAATTGAAGCGAGGCGATATGCTTCTCTTATTGCGCCTTTATCTGAGTAAGCGGGTTCATTATAGCGCAGCATTAATCCCTGCAAAATCGTTGCAGCGAAGTAATCAAGCAACGACATGCCAGGATAATCTTCTGGTGCGCCGGGTGTACCAATAACAGGAAATGCAGGCCCGCCATCATTTTGCTTTTTCATTTGTTTGCTCCTTTTAGATTTTTATACCAGTTGTTCGTCTTGTACTATGAATAATTATGATTCCAGTTATCAACCACCATTCGCCATTTAAATTATCCCAAAAAAATTGAAGGCTATGAGTATCTTCGTTAATTATTTTTGCCAGTTCTTTTTCTATAATATTTTTTAAACTCTCTTCAATTTTGTTTTTTTCTTTTTTTATATCGCATTTTAAAACATGTGTTGCTTTAACTATTATTTGGCTATTTATAGTAATATCCATTTTTATTTACCCTCCACGGTTTTTGATAACTGTTTGACCAAGTCCTCGGCGCGCCAGCGCTCGGTAAACGGAATTACCAGCACGACCATGCTTTGTTTGCCGTTACCAGCAACCCCACAGCGCCCGACGTAGTAGCCGTCGTTAATCTGCACAAAAAACGGTTTTAGTTTTTGATATGTTTTTAGGTTCATGATACATCCCCTTTATTTATAGTGTTTGCTTTTTGCAAGTTTTACCAGCGGTTCAACCTCTCTTTTTAATTCGTCAGAGCATTTCTGCAATACCTCATCTAATGTATTGCCGATTGGTTTATCTTCATAAACCTCATCTGTTGGTCCATAACAAGAACAATGTCCGGCATCATGTAAATACCATTTCCCATCTTTGCGGCGATAAAGAATTTGTCCTGCTCCTAAATAACTACCAGCACCATACCAGTAAAAAACTGCTTCTGCACCGACATCTTCCAAGCGCTTCAACTCATAATCTTCAAATTCCATAGATTCATATTCGCCTGGATATTTTAAAGGCAGCTTGTCTAAAAAATATACTTTCATTTTCTTGTTCTCCTCTTATCAATTATCGCGTTATAAATCATCTTTATTAACTTCGAGTCTTTGTTTTCCTCGATCAAAACATCGTGGCAATAAAGTCGAAATATGTTTTTTGCAACGGTAATCTTCAGGTCAGGATATTTTTTGTCAAAGTAAACGGTGCGCTCGTTGTTTGAGTTCATTTTTCACCTCCATTTCTGCATTATCTAAGGCAAGTTTAATCCACTCAATATGCCGCAATACCAGGTTATGGCCATACTCTCGGATTAAGCGACCATATACCTTACTGCGAGCATGGCTGTAATGCCTACGTTTCTTGTGAACGCGGAAATAGATGCGGCATTCCTCTTTGAATTGAAATAAATTCATGTCGATTTCCTTTCCGGTTTTTGGTTTTTCAGTACAATCACACTACCCCGCAGCGCTGCTTTCAAGCAATACACCAGCCCAAACTCGCTGCCTTCCTGCCAAGTCGAGAAGAAATTGTAGCCGAGTCTTTGCAGCGCCGCGATCCCGCGACGCCGAGCGGCATCGCTGTCGTAAATGCGAATGCCGCCGGTTTGGTTTTGGGAGAGGATTTTCATAGCTTGCCCTTTTACTTGTTTTTACCAAAATTCCAAATTTTTTTCCAACCGCTCTTTGGACCAAACTTCACCAACCAAATCTCGCCATTAGCGCGTTGAAGAATAATATTTACAGCCTTGATAGCAGGATCACTTTTAAACATCTTTTGAGCTGAAAGCTTTGCTTCTCGAAAAGTTGGGAAACGATCCGCCAACAAATCGTCAATTGAGAAGAGCTTGCGAAGTGGGCTGTTTTGTTGTGGAAGTCTTAACATTTTAGAACTCCTTGAATTAATTTCTTATTGTTTCCACTATTAATATACGGCAAAAACAAGATTTTCTGTGTGATCTATATCAACTTTTTTAATTTAATAAATTTAATAATGATTATTTATATACGTGGGAATGTATGTTTTTGCAATATATTCGGCAG